GAACGAGCTGTTTGCCATCGGGACGCTTCCGATCAAATCCGTCCATGAGGTCGCGGAGCCGTCATGCGTTCCCCACCCCGCGTTCTCGATGCCGTCCCACATCGCGACGAGGCCCGTCTGCACGTAGCCGAACGCGGGCGTCACGTCAGGCCCCATGCCGAACGCGCCCGTGCCTTGGACGCCAAACAGCGTGCCGCTAACGCGGTCATACATGTAGCCGACGGCGGACGCGCCGGAGCCGACGCGCACGGGGATGAAGTCGCGGACGAGGACGCCGTTGTTCGTCATCTGGCACGAGTAGACGCGCATCTTCGATCCGCGCCACAGCTCGTTCGTGCCGTTATAGTTGCCGCCGAACATCCATATCGGTCCGGGACTCTCAACCGTGCCATAAGGGATGTTGTCGTAGACCAGCGAGCCGTCGAGATAAGCCTTCTTCTCGTTCGCAAAGTTGTAGGAGACTTCCTTGACGGAACCATATGGTATCCAGTCTGCATTCTGGAAAGCCGTAGACCTGCTCAGGCAACTAATCTGGATTGTGCCGTAGAACCTGAACCCAAAGCCCCAACGCCACGAGTCGCTACCGCAGAATAAGGCGCACGAGTCGCCGGCATTGCCCAAAAGCGGTGCGACCACCATCTTCGCGCCGATGTCCGAGGTCGGGTAGATGCCAGTATCGAGCCATTGCGTGCCCGTGGATTCGAGATACTGCACCTCGTAGTCATACGGCAGAGGCGCGGCCTTCCTCGCCGCGAAGAACTGTCTCGCTCCGAGTAGCATCACGAACCTCCCTGCGCCACGACGTTGACCTTCTTAAGCGAAACCGCGAACGTGTGCGCCGCCGTCTCCGTGAACGCATAGAGCCACGTCCCAGCCTCGTCGGGCACGGGGAACTCGTCGCCGTCCGTCTCGTAGATGATTTCGTCCGCTCCGTCCGGCGCCTCGCTTCCCTGCCCTTGGAACGTGATTGTCGGCACCGTGGAGCCGCTTATCTCCAGCCGCACCAAAAAGTCGCGCAACCTGCCCGCGTGCTCCAGCGAGGGGAGCGTGAGCGTCGTGTCGCCCGAAACCACCACGTGGTTGCCAGCGCGGTCGAGGAGGTGGATACCCGTTTTGGTCGCGACAACAGTTGCGCTCCTGTAAGGCTCAACCACCTCGGTGACAATGAACTCGACAGACGTATCAGTTGCGGAGCCAACCGATCCGAAGTCGTTGCCCCAGTCGTTACCCGCGACCGACAACTGCCAGATGCCTAAGCCATCATAATACACTATACCCGTCACGGAGAACCAATCTTCAGTCCCGCTGAACTCCCACTCGCCCGGCGTGACCATCGCGTAGGGGAGGTCGGTCGCATTGGCCTTGTACGGCACCGCCGCGATGTTCGCCAACTGCGCCGCAGAGAGCGCGTCCTGCTTCGCCGCGACCTGCGCCGTCGTCGCGTAGGGCGTCCCGCCCCCGTTCGGCGCGCCGTCGTTCGTCAGCTGCGAGGTTTTCGTCGGCACGTCCGACACGAGCGCAAGCGAGTCGGAATTGGCAGACGAACGCTGCACGGTGTAGTCGCGGTCAAGCTGCTCGTACTCCGACACGGAGAACTGCATTTCCGCCGTGTTGATGTCTCCCTGCCATTGCACAGTGGCGCCGCTGTCGTCGCCATACTTGATCGTGAAAGTCCATACGTTGTTATGCAGCTCTAGCGTAAACCACTTGAAGTCCGGTTCCGCCTCTGCGCTTGCACGATCCCACCGCCACGCAGGCTGCATCGGGTCTTCCGGCCACGGCTTGAGCGTGTAGATGGCCTGTCCCGCCTGCACAGTGGTCCGAACCCGCCAGTTGCGCGCGTAGCCGAGGTCGTACAGGCCACGCTTCCCCGCGAGCGCGTCGCCCGTGGCCTTAGCGTCGGCGGCCTTGCCGGAGGCCGAGGCGTCCGTACTCGGGGGAACCACGTCCACAGACGAGCCGCCGCCGCCAACCTCCACGTACAGCGTCCCGCTCCAGCGATACGTCTTGTTCGTGTCCTTCGCGACGTAAATCTTTCCCGTCTCACCTGTCGCAGGAAATGCCGAAGAACTCGCGGCCTCCACTACGTTGTCCTTCGCGCCTTCCGCGATGGCTGCGAGCTTCGTTTTCTCAGCCGACGAGTAATCCTCTGTTGAAAGTTGTTTCCCTGAAACCTTATCGACCTTACCGTTTTCAAGCTCAAGAATCCGTGAAGTGAGTGACGCAAGACGTGACGGGTCCTGCGCTATCCAATCAGCAATCTCTTTCAACGTGTCAAAAGATTCTGGCGCGTTGTTCACGATCTTGGCAACCTCGTCGGCAGCAACATCGCGCACCGTGCGATCTTCGTCGTTCCCTATCAAGTTGGAAAGCGCCAAGGCCACCAATTCGACTTCCGACTTGTCTGCCTTTTCAGACTCTACGATATTTGCCAGATTTGTAAGGGCGGAAGCAGAAGCCTTCGCGTCAACATCCGTGCGCAAGCCAGCCTCTATCCCCATCGCACGGGTTTTCTCCGCGTTGATCGCATCGCCAACGGCTTTCGCGTCCGCCGCCTTGCCTGTAGTGTCCAATGCGATATTCAGCGGCAACGCCGCTTCTGCCGCGTTCTTTGCCGCGACAGCCACATCCTTTGCGTCCTTCGCATCGTCGGCATGTCCTTTTGCGGCATTTACCGCATCTTCCAAATCTTCTGCGGCGCTCTCCGCCGCTTCCTTAGCCGAAACAGCATCCGTCTTTGCGGATTCAGCTTCGTCCCTAAATCCCTTTGCGGAATCGACAATGCCCGTCCCTTCGGCTACGGCGCTCCGTATTGCCGTTTCTGCGTCAACAGCGCGTTGCGTCTGGCTTGCAACCTCCGCTTCCGCAGCCTCAATCCGTTCGCGCAACTCTCCGACAATATCGGGATATTCGTCAAGGCTGTACGGGACATCTTCTCCGCGACGTTTCGGCCATGACGATATTTCAAGTTCGCACGTTCCGTAGAGCGTATGGTTCTCCGCGTCGTCAAGGACAACCAGACAGGTGCCGCCAAAGCGAAGCTTCTGCATCGGCACGGTATTGAGGTTCAGAACGCATGTCGCGTCATCCAGCGATTCTACATCCTGACTCCATGCGTCTGCCGGAACCGTCGTGCCGTCCTCTTCGTGCGCCTCTGTCCAGTACGGAAAGATCGCCATCGTCTTACGGCCGAACAGGAAGCGCAGCCTCAGCGAATTGCCCGTTCCGGCCCATTGCCAGGCACCAAGCACAGACACGTCAACATGCTCGCCGGCGGCGATGCGTCCGACGCACTTTAGCCGCTTCTTGTCGTAATCCGGGATTATCGTGAGAGTAGTCATGTCGCCTTCCTCGCTCTCTCCTCGGCTGCCGCCCCCTTGATGTCATTGAGAAGCTCGTCGATATGCGACGGCTTGACTGCCAACGAATGCGGTATGTTGTTGAACAACATCGTCTCGCAGAACTGTATCGTCATCGAATTGTCTTCGGACTCTACGGCCTTTTTGATAGCCTCCACGGTTGTTGCGAAAACATCGTCGTTCCCCGCCGCCGCAACAAGTGTCGGAAGAAGCGGAAACTTCGCAGACAGGATTCCGATCGCCATGTCCGGCGACGCGGCAGCAAGCATGAGGGCACTTTTCAGCGCAACACGCGTGATGCCGTGCGGGACGAGATTCGGTAGAACGTTTCGCTCTATCCACTTTGCCGTACCTCTGACTATCGCTTCCTTCGTCATTCCAATCTTCCTTCTTGTTCCAACGTTGGTTCCGAAAACCGGCTGGGGGAAGCCCGCTGGGGACTGCCCCCAGCCGTATTGCGGAACAGATCGCGCAACCTTACAGGCCAGAACCTTCGCCGTTCCTGCCTGCGACTGTGTTCTGGAGCTGTGTCAAGACAGCCTGCGACGGGGCGAGGACCTGCGGCTTGAGAACGGGCTCCATCATGCCGTCAAGAATGGCAAGCTTCGACTTCGCCACATCCATCATGGCAACCAGCTTCGTGTCGAACGTGGTCTGCGCGAGCGTAGTGGCAGCAGACTCCTGACGGAGCGCATTCACCTGCTGATCAGTGTAGAGCTGGCTTTCCAGCTTGCCGATCTTCGCGTCGCGCTCGGTAAGCGCGCGCTCGTAATCGAGGTCGCGGGTTGTCGCGTACTGCGGGCCACAGTTGCCTCCGAGTCCGTTGCCGAGGCGCGCGCCGAGAAGCGCAAGCCCGCCTGCCACGAGGCCGGCGATGCCGATGCCGAGCGCGGAACCGCTCATGCCCCTCCCGTTGCCGAACATGGACCACGGATTCATGCCCTGCGGAAAGTTCACGTTCGTTGTACTTGCTTCATCATTCATACCCATAACTATTCCTTTGTTTTGTTGTTTGTTTTTTGTTCCTTCCCGCCTCCACCGTGGATGCGGGAAATCATTTCTCGGACGCCACCCTGGACGAGTGGTATTCTTTCTCGCACATCGCCCATCCATACTTGATCGCGCACATGACGACACGCGCCTGCTCAAGTGGCGTACCACGGTCAAACACACGTTCAAGGACTTCCACGATCCCTTCCTCCGAGTTCTCGACGTAAGCACCCTCTCGCATGTCTTTGAGCCGTTCTACAACGCACTCCATTTTCTTTTCGAATTTGTCTGGCATTTCTTCGTTCCTTCGTTTTTGGTGTTTCGTTTATTTTTCCAAGCGGCACATGCCGCAAGAAATAGAACTTACAAAAGATCGCTTGTGTCAATCGTGTTGACGTGTCCGTTGCCGAACGGGCCTCCGCTCATGCTTGCGATGCGCGCGTTCGTGACGTAGCCCTCGAACCGGCCAAGCTCGATGCGCGCCTGCATCTGGTCCGCCCACGCGGCCGAGCTGACGGAATACAGGCGGGCGAGCGCGCCGGCGCAGATTCCGTCCCCGTACTTGCGGACGAACCAGCGGGGGACGCGCTCGCTGCCGGAGTTCGGCATTTCAAGGCAATGCACCACCAGAACACGCTTGTCATCCTCCCTCTCGGGGACGAGGCTTGCGCGGACGTGGATCGACGGCGGAATGCCGATCGTCGGGATGTAGTCGAAGTTCTCCCGCAGGGTATGATGCCCGATTCGCACGGCGCGGATGTTCTCCACGCGGCAGTCTGGCACCATGTTCATCACGGGATAGTCCGTCTCGCCGACCTCTAGCGGAATCTCGCGGACCGTGACAAGGGCGTTTGCAAGGCGGCAGAATTCGACATAAGCCTCGCGCAGGGCGCGGCGCACGGTCTCGTTGTCGCACCCCGGAAGCCGGTAGACGAGATTCGCGGCGAGTTCCGCGATCGTCGCGTACTCGGGCGTCTCCCTTTCTTCCATGAACGAATTTGCCGCCATTGCAACACCTCAACCCTAAAGGTCCAGCTCTTCCGCCTCTGCCGGAGCCGCAGGCGCGGCCTCGTCAGAAGCCGACTTCGACTTGCCGCCCCTGCGAGACTTCTTTGCAGGAGCCTCCTCCGCAGGCGCGGCCTCTTCGGCGGGCTGCACCTCCGCAGATGCGCCGCCGTCGAACACCTCGCCGACCTCGCCCTCGGAAAGTTTCGTCTCGAACTGCTCCACGTTCTCGCGCGTGATCTGGCTCGCGCGGACGTTCTTCACCTTCTCCTGCTCCGAGCGCTTCAAGAGCTCCGTCTGGCTCATGTTGTCGCGCTGGCGCAGCTCGAAGGCGATCTTGCGCCAATCCGTCTGCCCACTCTCGATGTTGCGTGCGAGAGCTTCCGAGATCACGCGGTAGTCGGGATTCGTCAGCAGTTCGCGCGTTGCGAGCAGGATTCGCCCGTCGTTCAGGTTCATCGCGTAGTAGCGCTTTACGATCGACGTGTTTTTCATTGTATGCTTTCTCTTTTTGTGGTTTGTGTTTGCGCCTGGCGGGGACTAGGAAATCCCCGCCAGACGACTTTACGGAATCAGGCTACTTGCCGAGCAAGCGGTCGGGTTCCGCGACATTGCGGCTGGTGTTGCCGATCTTGCGCCACGGCGCGCCAAGCGTGGGCGAGTAGCGCGTATCCTCGCCGTTCGGCAGAACGCCGACGAGCGAGATGCGCACGCGCCCGGTCGCCATCGCGACGGACGGGACAAGACAGAGCATGTCCGCATCTGCGAACGCCTTGCCAGCCGTGTAGACGCCGGCTGCGAGAGAGTCGCCGCCGACGGTGAGGGCAGAGCCGAGCGTAGCCGAATCTCCCTTGACCTTGGCGGTGATCGTGCCAGACGGGCACTTCTCCAGCTCCTCGATGCCGATGGCGAGAGACACAAACCCCTTGGGGATGCCAAGGAACTCGTAGTTCACCGCGCCGGTGACGCCCGCCTGGCCGAAATCGACCTCGCGAACCAGCGTCACGCCCTTGAAGCCCACCTTCGGATCGGACGTGCCGTCAGCCGAAAAGATGGTCGTGTCAGTAGTGAGAGCACTCATCTTCTAACTCCTTTCCTTGATTACGAACCGGAACCAGAGCCCGAACCAGAACCTTCGCCGGCCGTGACTGCGGGAGTCCCGATGGTGACATACGACACGCCGAGGAACTCGGGACGGTCGACGTACCAGTCGTAGATCATCTTGCAGCGGTGGAACGAACCCCACTCGCGGATGTCCGTCATCTTGTCGCGGAAGCGGAAAATCTCCGCGAAGGAGATCGCGCGCTTGTCGCCGAACAGGATCGGGAAGACCGCAGGCGAGGACTGCGTTGCCGGGAAGATCGGGAGCCGGTTGGACGCGATGACGGTCATGTCGCCGATGTCGCCCAGGAACTCCACGGGACGGCGCAGAAGGCTCTGCGCGGTGCCCATCCAGTCGGCGCGGTTCATCTCGCTCTTCTGGAGCAGACCCGCAACCGCACGGGGGCAAAGGATGAACGCGCCCGGACCGATGCCGCCAGGCATTTCACCGATGACGTTGCCGAAGTCGGCGAAGTGGTCCGTGGCGATCGCACCCGCCCGGCCGCCGCGCGCCGCCTCGCTCTTGTAGAGCGTGACAGGGCTGAGCGCCGTGCCGAGGTTGTAGATGCCGCTCTTGATGCCGGCACCCGCACCCTGGTTGGCCTCATGGCACTTGCCGGGCACGTCGGAGACGAGTTCGTCCTCGACATCCTCCGCAAGCTGCAAGTCGGCTTCCTGGACGGTGGGGCTCTCGATGTCGAAGTTGGCGAAGATTTTGTCCTCGTCCTCGATCTTGACACCCCAGTAGCGCTCACGGTCGATGACCATGAAGTGCGCGCCGGTCTTGATCTCCTCGTACTCCACCGGCTGTCCCATGCGCGTCTTGCGCGTGGTGACTACCGGGGTGTCGGGGATGGTAAGTACGGACCCCTTGCCCTTGAACTGGCTGGCGTCGTAATTACGGTTCGTGATGCGGCCAAGGATCGAACGCTCGCGGAAGCGGCGCCGAAAGTGGCCGACGCTGTTGCCGGGCTGCGTGCCCGGATGGTTCAGCTGGCCGTTCGGCCAGATCTGAGACACAGGAACATTAGGCATTTTTCCATTCTCCTTCGACGCCGCGAAGGAGTCGCGCACCTAGCTTCCGCTACTGCTTCGGCTTGACGCGCCCCTCCTTGTAGGCGTCCGTTAGGATTTGGCGCTTCGCCTCGTAGTCCTTCGGTCCGATGATCCCGCCGTCGTACTGGTTCTGCAAGTCGTCGAACTCGCGTTCCCATTCCTCGGGCGTGTAGATCTTCTTCCCTCCAGGCGTGGGCTGTGCGCCTGCACCGCCGCCCATTGCGCGGGGATCGGGTGCGGCGTTTGGGTCCCGACCTCCCGAAGGATCGACCCCATGAAACTCGTAGAAGTTGCGGATGTGGTACATCAGCGCGTCGGCGTCGAGGTTGGCGAACGCCTCCCACACGGACGCGGCAACGTGCGTCTCGGACAGGAACTGGTCCCAGGCGGCCTTGAACGACCCACCCTCCTTCAGTCCCTTCGCGAAGCCGGGGAACTCGCTGTTGATTCGGGCCACGAACTCGTTTGACATCTGCGTCAAACGGCGTCTGCGGTCCTCCTCCACCGATTTCTCCAGCTGCGCCATGCGCCCGTCCATCCCGGCCACAGCCTTCTGGGCTGCGTCCTTGGAAAGCAGGAGCGCCGTCTCCTTCACGGCGTCGGGCACGTCCTGGAGGTTTTCGGGCAACGAGCCGAGGGCTGTCGCCTTCTCCAGTTCCGCTATCCGAGCATCCCTGGCCTTGAGTTCGGCGTCCAGCTTGCGGACGCGTCCCTCGTCAACGCGGGTGCTGGCAAGTTGCCTCTCCAGCTCCGCGCATCTAGCCTTGTAGTCGGTCCCGCCGTCTTCGGGATTCGTCTTGTCCGGCCCCCCGGCGTCTATGCCTAGGGCTTCCATCGCTTTCTGTGTCTCTTCGCTCATGTGTGGTCTTTCCTCATCAAGCCCGGTGCCATCCGGGAGTTGGTGTTGCCGTCCGGAGCCCCACCCGGGGAATCCGTCGGCGGTGCTTCGCTACTTCATGGCCGAGACCTCCTTCCGAATCCTGTTCGCCTCTGCGTCCGTGGCAAAGGACGCCTTAGCGTCAAGAGCGGCTCTCGCTCTATCGGCCAGTTCGTAGCAAATCGAAATCTGTCCGGCCGCCATGTCCCGGTACTCGGCCGGCGTGCGGACGAACGTGCGCGCCGCGATCTCCGCGCGCTTCTTCATCGCCTCGATGAACTGCTCCGCCCGTCCCGTGGCGGCGACGACGTAGCAGAACTCCTCCATGATCTCGTTGATGGAGTTCTCCAGCTCCCGGATCGGGTCCCTCGGCGTCTCTTCCGTCATGCCGCGGCCCTCCTTTCAGCGACCGAGCCGGGCGCCGGCGGCTGCGCTTCCATGCCGCCCTGCGGCATCATGCCGTCGGGCTGCGCCTGCATCTGGGCCTGCTGCGCCTGCGCCTTCGCCTGCTCCATCTCGTACAGCATCTTGATGTACTGAATCTTCTCCAGCTCCGCGATGCGCTCCTCGGAAGGCAGCACGTCGTCGGGGTTGATGGCGAGGTCGAGGACGGAAGGACGCAGAAGCGCCGTCCATCCCTTCGGCCCGAGAAGCTGCTTGAAGTCCGGGTCGCGCTGGATCATCTGGATGAACGCCTGGCGCTCCTGGCTCTGCTGGGCGCGGAGTATCTTGCCCATGATGCCGGTCGGCACGACCTCGCAATCCCCCTTGATCTCGAAGTCGGGGTCGTAGAGCATGATGTAGTCCACGACCTTGCGGACGAGCCGGCGCGTGACGAGCCTGTCGGTCGTGTTGATGACCATCTTCATGCCGCGTGACGCCGCCTCCGTGAAAATCTGCAATCCCTGCGCCGTGCGCATCGCGCCCGAGTTGCCCGAAGCCTGCCCGTAGGTGTACGCCGGGATCCCGGAATCGTCGTCCGCCTGCGTCTTCATGCGCTCGAACACCTGAAGAAGCTCCGCAGCCTTGGACGGCACGTCCATGACGCCCATCGGCGCGCCGCTCGCCACCCCGAGGCTCGTTGACATGGACGGCTGGAACGTGAACACCTTGTGCGGCTTCACCATCAGCCCCGTGCCGTCGCGGTCAACGAGACGCGAAATGTCGTTGATGTAGTACATCGGGCCGGACGCCGCCGCCATGTTCCTGAACAGCGCCTTGATCGCGTTGTTCATCGTGCTCTGAACCATCGTCAGCTTGTCGGCGATGGACTCGCCCCACCACGAACCCGGAAGCTCGTAGAACACGCCCTTCACGAACGGACGCCCCAGCCGGTCGTCGATGATGCGGCAGTACACCACGTAGCCGTCGATGACGATCGTCTCGACGTTGTAGAACTTCGTGAACTCGATCTTCTTGTTGTCCCGGCTGCGGGTGATGCCAAGCTCGATCAGCTCCGAGCCGCGCACGGAGTCGTAGCACAGCACGCCCTCCATCATGCAGTCCTTCGGATTCTCCGAGCCGCGACGCTCCGCCTCCCGACGCGCCATGTCGATCGGGTCGCCAGTCAGCTTGCACCCCTCGCCGTTCGGGTGCGCGTCGAGAAGCGCCCTCACCGTGTGCCACATCCACCCGTTCGCCTTGTCCGTGAGCTTCCGCTTGCTGTCGGCCTTCGCCGCGCAGCGGTTCAGCTCATGCGACGAGTATTCCACGCGGATGCACAACGGCCCGTCCTCCACGTCCTTCGCCCCCGGCGCCGGATACATGTCGAACGGATTTATCGCCTTGAAGCTCGGCACCGTCCGAAGCTCCCGCACCACCCTCGGCACTCCCCTCACCGTCCGGTAGTCGTTCACTTCCTTCACGACCGGTATCGGCCCGAGGATTCCGCCAGTCCCGTAGATGCAGACGTAGTTCACGTACTCCTGGAACGCGTCAACGAACCCGCCTTCGTCGAAGTAGTCCCTGACCTTCCGCTCCATCCGCGCCGCGCGCGTCTTGGCCATCTGCTCCTTGCGGTGGAATATCTCGTCGTACCGCGACGAGTACGCGCTCTGGACGAGCGACCTCATCACCGCCTCGCCCTGCGGCGTCAGCTCCTTGCCGGCGGCGCCAAGCGACATGAACACGCGGTCGATGTCCATCTTCACCGAAAGCTTCGCCTCTTCCTCGCATTGCTTCGGCAAGTCCGGGTCCGCCGTCGCGCGTACCGAGAACGGATAGTCCCCGTTCGCCGCGAAGATGTCCATCAGCATCGCCTTCGCCGCCCGAACCTTCGTGTTCGTGATCGGCGAGAAAACCTCCTCGCTGATCCCCGAACGCTTCATCTTCTCCTTCTGCTCGGGCGTGTAGTTGCACGTCTGCGCCAGAAGCGCCTTGCGCAGCTTCGCGTCAACCCCCGACGAAACCCTGTGGTCAACGTTCGTCCGCCAGTTCCCCGTCACCCGAGACGCCAGATTCGACATCGCCTGCGTCGTCGGCACCTCGAAAGCCCTCTCTTCCGGGTCAAGCGACATCTCCCCCGTGACGGTCGTCACGGTCTGCGTCTTGCCGGGCGTCGCGAGCGCAACCCCGAAAATCTCTTCTAGGGCGTTCACGTCAAATAATGTACGAAACAGACAAAAACGGTCAACCCGCTGGACGTTCGCATCCGAAATAGCCCGTAAAACCTAGCGAAACCGGACATCGCCCGTTTCGGGCCGCTAGACGCATTCCAGATCTTCGCCAACCGCAAGGTTCATGAAGCCCTGCACTCCCGCCGCTCCCTGCATCGCCGTGAACCCGCTCATGTCGCCGCGCGTCGCGCCGAGAACATCGTACTGCAACGCGTCCTGCGGATGCGTGAACGGATTGGTCTTGTCGGGCGCGTCCGCGTACCGCTCCTCCCCGAGCCCCGTCACCGTCCGAATCCGCCGGAAGCAGTACCCGCCGTTCATGCCGGCCACCAGCTCCGGGCACTCGTCACCGTCAACCTGGAACGCGGGCTGGCCGCTGCAATTCTGCCGCATGAACTCGCCCACCGCGTCGCGCCGAACGTTGAAGTCGTTGTTCTTCAGGCCCGGCGCAGGCTTCACCGGCATGCCGTAGGCGTTCAAAACCTGTATGCACGAAATGTTGAACTCGTTGCCCTGGTTCGCGCCGGACGGGTCCGCCCACCCCATGACCTTGCAGTTCGGCCAGCCGAAGCGCCGCTGCATGTACGGCCGCACGACCTCCACCCAGAACTGCTGTATCGACATCCCCTTGCAGGTGCATTCCCCGAGAACGCGCAATATCCCGTCGTTCCCGAGCTGGATGAACACCGCCGCCGGCGTCCGCCCGAAGTCCCACCCGACATGCAGCGGCAATCCCCGCATGAACGGCAGGTTGCGCTTCACATGTATGTCGCAGTTCCATTCGTGGTAGATCGGCAAGCCATCCCAGCTCGTCCCGTACTGGTTCAGGATGAGCCGCTTGATGACGTCC